ACCACAAAATTTGTTTGGATTCTTGTGAGCGTATTTTAAGACAAATACAGTCTCGTGGTTGGGATATCAAGAACGCTATAGAATGGCGTAAGTTTGTAGATGGTTCGATTTAATGACCACCATAAATAAGAAAAATGAAGTATTTCTGAAAGTCGATACGGAGGCATCTACGGCGAGAGCACTCGCAGATTATTTTACTTTTGAAGTGCCAGGCGCTCGTTTTATGCCTGCTTATCGCAATAGGATATGGGATGGAAAAATTAGATTATTTTCCCCAGCAACAGGCGAACTATACGTTGGACTCCTTCCATACCTAGAAAAATATTTAAACGAATGGGGTGAGCCGTATAGTGTAACTGAGGATTTAAAGGATGAAAAAGAGTTTGGACAATCACTCTTACGAGGTTTCATTAAAGGACTTCGACTTAGTTCCAGAGGAAAGTCTATCAGACCTCGTGAATATCAGCTTAGCGCCGTGGATTATGCTATTAGAAAACATCGTGCTCTTTTGCTTAGTCCTACTGCTAGCGGTAAGTCGTTAATAATTTATATACTTGTAAGATATTACAATCTACTACTAAAAGACAAACCTAACGACAAGATACTTATTCTTGTTCCAACAACATCTCTAGTTGAACAGATGTATTCTGATTTTATTGACTATGGGTGGTTGGATTCTTACATGCAAAAAATCTATAGTGGTCACGACAAAGATGTGACTAAGGATGTTGTCATTTCTACATGGCAATCCATATACAAGTTTCCCAAGAGTTACTTTGAACAGTTCGGATGTGTAATCGGCGATGAAGCACACTTGTTCAAAGCAAAGTCACTAACATCTATCCTAACCAAACTTCATCTATGCAAATACCGTTTCGGACTGACAGGAACGCTAGACGGAATGCAGACACATCGTTTGGTTTTGGAAGGACTGTTTGGAACACTAAATAAAGTTGTTTCAACTAAAGAGTTAATTGAAAAGAAAACTCTTGCATCATTCAGCATAAAATCTTTAGTATTAACATATCCAGAACAAGAGTGTAAACTTGTAAAGGATATGAACTATCAAGATGAGATGGACTACATTGTCACTCATCAAAAGAGAAATGAATTCATTCGGGATTTATCTCTCAACTTAACTGGCAACACACTTATATTATTTCAGTTCGTAGAGAAACACGGTAATGTGCTTTATGATATGATTAATAGTGCAGTTGATAAGAGAAAGGTTTTTTATGTATTCGGTGGAACGGATACACAGACTCGTGAAAACATTAGAGAAATTACTGAAAAAGAAAAGAATGCGATCATCGTTGCTTCGTATGGCACTTTTTCTACTGGCATCAATATTCGTAATCTGCACAACATCGTGTTCGCAAGTCCAAGTAAGTCCAGAATTCGTGCCTTGCAAAGTATTGGGCGTGGACTGCGTAGGTCTGAAAGTAAAGATTCCGCTCAACTTTTCGACATCGCCGATGACTTCACATACAAATCAAAAAGAAATTTCACACTTGGACACTTTATGGAACGAATAAATATTTACAATGAAGAACAATTTGAGTATAATATTAAAAGGATAAAAATCAAATGAAAAATTATCAAATAATGCGATTGTCATCTGGCGAGGAATTAGTTTGTAATTTGATCGATGATTCGCATCCTAGAACATATAATGTTGAAACACCTCTTAGAATAAACGCAATCCCAAGAATGACTACAAGAGGTGTAGAAGAATCAATATCGTTGCAAAGGTGGGTTCACTTTTCAGAAGATGAAACCTATAATATTAATAAAAGTCAAGTTGTATTGATAACAACTGCATCCGTTGGATTGTCAAAATTCTATGACCACTGTCTCGTTAGAATGAAGGCAGACCACAGAGATATTGGGGATGAACCTAGAGACTACGAACCTACGGATGAGGAGTTAAAAGATATTGAAGCTGAAGAGGAAATGGATAGACACTTTGGTAATACTGAGTCTAAAATGATTCATTAGATCTATCCTTATCTCAAACCCAGCATAGTTAATATACCTTAATGTCAAGAGAAAATCAAGACTTTTTTTAAAAAAAAAATTTATTGACTTTCACAAGATATAGTGTATAATGAGTTAAACAATCGCAAAATATAAAGCGATAATATATGTGGAGTTATTATGACTAAAAAGAAAAAGGGTGTGCATTACGTCAATAATGCAGAGTTCCTAGAAGCAATGAAGGATTGGAAGCAGCGATGCAAAGATGCCGAAAATGCGGGTGACCCACAACCACCTGTTACCAATTACATTGGTGAATGTTTCCTAAAGATTGCAAACCATTTATCCTATAGACCAAATTTCATTAATTATACCTACAGAGATGAGATGATTTCAGATGGTATTGAAAACTGTTTGCAGTATGCAAGTAACTTCAATCCAGATAAATCAAAGAATCCTTTTGCGTATTTTACACAGATAATCTACTATGCGTTCATTCGTAGAATTCAGAAAGAGAAAAAACAACAACATGTTAAACACAAAATTATTGAGAACATGAATGTTGATATTCTTATGGATGGAGATGACGATCAGGCAGCATATGTTGATTACTTGCAAAAGAACTTTCTACCAGCAGAGGCGGTTTATAAACCCAAGAAAAAGAAAGACACAAAAGCAAAAGGACTAGAAAAATTTTATGATGAAGAAGGTAAAGAACTAGATGAAGATAGCGCTAATAACTGATACACACTTTGGCGCCCGAAATGATAACCTAGCATTCAACGATTACTTTTACAAGTTTTGGGAAAACACATTTTTTCCTTATTTGGATGAGTCTGGTATTGACACGGTTATTCACCTTGGCGATGTTATGGATAGACGTAAGTTTATTTCATACAAGATTGCAAAGGATTTTCGTGAGCGTTTTATTAAACCATTCGTAGATAGAAATATCAAACTACATATGTTAGTAGGTAATCACGATACTTTCTATAAGAATACAAATGAAGTAAATTCACTTTATGAATTGTTGGGTGGGCCTGGCGATGAGAAATATTCTAACATCCAATGTTACGATGGGCCTTGCACTGTTGAGTTTGACAGTGTTCCCATTCACCTAATGCCATGGATTTGCACAGACAACTATGCACAGTCTATGAGAAGTATTCAAATGACTTCTGCACAGATTTGTATGGGACATTTTGAAATCAATGGTTTTGAAATGCACAAAGGACATTTTTCAGAAAACGGATATGATAAAAAGTTTCTGAATAAGTTCGATACAGTATTCTCTGGGCACTTTCACAAAAAGTCTGATGATGGACATGTTTACTATCTTGGTAATACCTATCAAATGACATGGAGTGACCACAACTGTCCTAAAGGGTTTCATGTATTTGATACCAATACAAGAGAACTTGAAAGGATTGTGAATCCATTCACTATATTTGAAAAAGTTTATTATGATGATACGACTACTGATTATAATGAGTATGATATCACATCACTAAAAGATAAGTTTGTAAGACTTGTAGTAGTAAACAAAAAAGACTTCTATCAGTTTGACAGATTTGTTGACAAGGTTCTTACACAATCTGGCGCCCACGAGGTAAAGATTATTGAGGACTTTAGTGAACTAGATGCGTCCAATGTAGACGATGCAATTGTAGAAAATGCAGAAGATACAATGACACTTCTAGAAAAGTATATCAAAGAATTAGATGTTGATCTAGACAAGACAAGACTAACTAACATGATGAAGTCTCTTTATGTAGAAGCAAGCGATTTGGAGTTGTAATTGATTATATTTAAGTATGTAAGGTGGAAGAACTTTCTTTCCACAGGTAATAACTTTACCGAAATTCAGTTGGATAAAAACCCAACTACACTAATTATTGGCGAAAACGGAGCAGGCAAATCAACCATACTTGATGCACTTTGTTTTGGTCTATTCAATAAACCCTTTCGTAATATTTCAAAGGGACAACTTGTAAACTCTGTCAACGGTGGTTCTACTTCTGTAGAAGTTGAGTTTATGGTTGGTGGCAAAGATGTAAAGGTTGTTCGTGACATTAAACCAAATAAGTTTGAGGTGTATGTAAACGGAAATCTTATCAATCAAGATGCTGCTGCTAAGGACTATCAAAAGTATCTAGAACAATCTATCATGGGTTTGAACTATCGTTCATTTACACAAGTTGTTATTTTGGGTTCATCTACATTCATTCCTTTTATGCAGTTGAGAACACAACAACGTAGAGAAGTTGTTGAGGATATTCTAGATATTAAGATTTTTTCTCTTATGAACTTCTTGTTAAAGAACAAAACGAAAGAACTGAATGAAGATATCAACAATGTTCAGTATCAGTTTGATCTGACAAAAGACAAGATTGCTTTACAAGAAAAGTTTATCCAAGAAGTTGCAGTAAACAAAACATCAATCATTGATGAGAACAAGTCAAAGGTTTCTGAGAATGAACAAAACATTACGACAAAAGAAGAAGAAATTAAAACTCTCTCTGATGAGAAGGAAAGCTTATCTTTCGATGCAGAAGAGAAAACAAGAATTGAACAGAAGATAAAGAAACTTAGTAAGACAGAAGCAGCATTACAAAACAAAAGGAGTAACCATGAGCGCCAGATTCAATTTTTCCAGACAAACGATGAATGTCCGACTTGCGAACAACCAATTACGGAATCAACAAAGCAGACGCAGACAGAACGTAGAAACGAAAAAATCAGAGAACTCGACAAAGCAATCTCAGAACTGGAAGGAATGGAAGGTGGAGAACAAAACAGACTCGACACCATCATCACAAACTTAGAAGAGATTAGACAAAAGGATGTAGAGATTGCAAAGATACGTTCTTCTAT